GTGCCAAGCTATAGATCTCATTAAAGCTTGTTGAGTAGACATCATGTGTTCCCATGTTAATACTCCTTTATGTTTACCTTCAAAATAAAACTCAACAGGAGCTGCAGATTTAAATAAACCTTGCATGTCTTGTTTCATAGTGGTAACAGCCATAGCTTTTTGAGCTGGAGTACCATTTTTCATTATATAGGCTAAAAAGTTTTGAGATTCTTCCCAAGCCAAATCAGAATACTCTTGTCTATCGCTATACTGTTTTGTTAATTCTTCTTTTGATATATTATTAGCTTCTTGTGAAGGTACAACAGGTACTTTTATTTTTTTACCTTGATAGTATAAATCTTTGCCTGTTATTTCAACTCCAAATTCTTTTAAAGCTCCCCATACGTTTTTGTTATAATCTTGTATACCTTGGAATACTTGATAGTATGCTACCGCTCTGTTTTTATCTTTACCAGCCGATGTGTTGTTTCTTCTATGCAACCAAAGTAATTGTAAAGCTTTGACCTTATCCTTAGCTTTTTTAAACTTATCTACATGATAGGTTTTTATAAATTCTCTTGATTCGGAATTAAGTTTTTCATTCCTATAAGCATCTTGAGCTTTTAAAATTCTACCGTTGTTACTTTCATCTTTAACACCAAAAAATTCAAAAATATTATTAGCTCCAAATTGTTCTAATAGTTTTTTCTTTTTTATTCTAAGGTTAAAATCAGCTTCTATAAATTTACCTATGTCTAATTCCTTAGTGGCACCTAATCTCTCAACAGCAACGTCTACAAATTTTTTAACAATATTTTTTACTTCTCTTGAAAACCTATTTACAGTTTCAACTCCCCATTCTGGAAACATATCGTTTAAAACTTTAGCTATATTCTTTTGATTAACAGGTAAGTTTTGATCTAACAGGTTTTGTTTAAAATCACTGTTATAAAGTTCAGCTTTTTGTTTATCAGAAAGAACCTTACTAAATTTCATTTTAGGGTCTCTATTGATTTGCTTAGCTATTATAGCTATTAAAGCTTTATTTTTTAAGTTGTTTTTATTTACTAAAGCTAATTCAGCTTTTGACAAAAACTCAGCATCAGCAAAAACTTCCATTGTAGCATCAAAACCAAATTCAGTTCCTAATACTTGTCCTAAACTGTTTTTTCTACCTCTTTTTAAAAAGTATTTAATTAATTCTTCTTTTGCAATTTCTCTTTTTTCAAACAAAGCATTTCCTGCTGTTTTACTTTTTACCTTTTTATTTAAAGCTGATTGTTGTGATCCTTGTCTATCAACAACCTTAACTACTAGGTCATCGTACCTACTGTTTATTAGGTTTTGATCCATCATCTCAAATGCTTCTTCAATAAATTCATCTAGAAACTTAGTATATTCTAGAGTTGATCTACCCATTCTCTCCATCATCAATGATTGTAAGTCTAAACCTAAAGCTTTACTTATTTCTTTTTGCCATCTTAAATCCGTTATATCTAAGGTCTCTGTTATAGTATCACCTTTTTTATATTTACCTGTAGCTATATCTGCTTTTAAAGCTTTTCTAGTTATAACTATTTTTCTTAATATATTTCTTTTTACAGCATCTACAATTTTCTTATGAACTTCACCACCTTTTTCAAAACCAACTTTTTTTCTTAATGTTGGTTTTTCTTTTTTAGGTTTTGCTTTTCGTAAAGATATATCTGTTTTTTCTTCAGGTGTTAATTCAGCTTTGTCTTCTATTTGTGTAGCAAATGTATCACCTTCTTCATTCTTTTTAGCTGCATCTATGCTTTTAGGTCTTTTCTTTTGTTTTACCAAACCTTTATTAGCATCTCTTTTAGAGTAAACTAAATTACTACCAAACCATTTATATAAACTAGGTGTTTTTGCTGGATCGTAATTAGCAAGCCTTAATGCTAAACCAGGTATTGTTGGATCATTTGGGTCTCCGAATTTAACTAATTCCTTTTGAGCAGTAGTCATACCTGTCATTAACTTATCAAAATCACCATTAAGAATTCCTTCATACACGGTGTTAAAACCACCGTTGTCTACAAACTCTGCTTTTGTTTTAGCATTTTTAGTTAATGAATCTACATATTCTTTTGGGTTACCATCTGGTAGGTTTACTTTAGAAAATGTTGTGCCAACCTCTGTGTCGTCTAGTTTTAATTCACCTGCTTTAAATTTCTTTCTATATTCAGTTAAAAATCTTCTAACATCACCAGCTGTTTTAAATTTAGCTTTAAGACCTATTGATTGTAAAAATTTAGCTAAAACATCGTTTATAGCTGTTATGTTATTTTCATTTATATCTACACTTGAATTTTTATCTTCAACTAAATCTAAATATTGAGCTATGTATTCATCAGGGTTAGCGGCTATATACTCTTTACTATAAGGTGTCATTTTTATATCAACCTGTCTTTTTGTTTCTTTGTCTAATGAGTTGTAGAAATTAACAGCAGCTTGCTTACCTTGACTAGTCTTCATATGTTGACCTAAAGCTTTATGTAGTATTTCATGCGCTACTACATTTACATTACCTTGTTGATCTAATGCTATGGCTTTGTTTATATATACTTTACCCTCAAAGTTTAAACCAGCTGATTGATTTAATTCTTCTTGACTAAAATTGTTTTTTAATTCTTGTATGTTATTAAAATCATTTTGGTTTTCAGCATACACAAACTTATCACCAAGTATTGCTTTACCTTTAGCAACATCTTTTTCAAACTTAGTTTTACCTAAATCAATGTTTTGTTGAGCTTGTTTCTTTTCTTTTAAACCTTGATCAACTTCAAAATATTGACTTGTTACATCTTTTATTTGCTTTATTTTAGAATTTATCTCATTGTTTAAAGTTTGAGTTGGGTTTTTCTTATACTCAGCATCTAATTTTTGTTTTTCCTTTTCAAGTTCAAATAACTTTTGTCTATCATTTACATCAGTTACAGCCGTATTTAGTAATGAATTTTTTATTCTACCATCATTTCTTCTTTCAGATAAAACATTAGATACATATTCATCGTTAGTTACATTTAAATCAGACAAGGCTATATCTTCGTCTGATAAATTATTAAGTTCTTCTCTAAATCTTGAATGACCTACATCTTGACCATTTATTTCATATTTACCTCTACCTTGTCTAATTGCCGATACAACATTAATCATTTGACCTGGTCCAATATTAAAACCTTCTGATAATATTTCATCAGCTCTAATACCTCTTTCATCTGCAATTTGACCACCAACTTCAGATACAAAACCAGAACCTACATCTATAGGTGTTGCCCCAATAACAGCTGGAACTTTTCCTAAACCAGCAGATCTTAAACCTTTGTAACCAGCAATAGTATAGCCAGCTAAAAAATAATCAATAGCGCCTATTGTTAAACCTCTTTTTATAGCATTAGCTTTAAGCCTAGACATCTTGTCTTTATCTTGCATTAAAATCCTATAATTTTCAGCATTAGCTTCAAGTCCCATTGTTTCTAGTTCTTCTCTAAAAGCTTCATGCATTGAGCTTGTCATTTCTAAAGCAGCCATGTTACCAGCCATAACACCTCTAGCTGTGCCATAAGTGCTGAAAAGTGGCTTAAAAATCTTTTTTGCTAAATTTGTAGCTGTTCCAAATTTACCACCTTTACCTTCAGGTATTTTATCAATCCACTTATTACCATATTTAGAAATCGTATAACCAACTCCACCACCAACTCCCATACCAACTTGTCCTTCAGTAGTTTTTGCTGTACCTATTTGCATACCAAATGATTGCATACCTTGATCAACTATCCAATTTGGATTATCTCTAACAGCTTCCATCCAAGCAAAAGATCTACCATTTTTTTCTACATTATCATCAAAAACCTTTTGATACCTAATATCTTCATCTGTAGATTTATAACTATTGTTAGCATCTATTAAAGTTTGAATTTGATCATCAGTAACTTTTTCAGAATCTTTATATAAAGTATCAGCTATTAAATCTCCATCTCCACCAATATCATCTCCGTTTTTAAGTTTTCTCCAATAATCACTTATAACGTTTGTAAAACTACCTTTACCAAATGTTTTTTCCCACCAAGTATCATCTTCCAATGTTCTTTCAAAGTTTTCTACTTCGTCATTTTCTATTTGTCTTATAGTTTCTTGTTGATCAGATTGCATCCAATTAGATATATAATTAGCTTGCTCTTGATTTGGGCCAGAACCTGTGTATTTTTTATAAAATGCATCAATAAACGCACCAGGATCTTGTTGTGAAGCATACCTAACTTTAGCGTTAAGATCATCTTCACTTAGACCTGGACTATACTTTGAATATAGTTGTCTATAAAGTTCTTCCATTTTTTTAAATTAAGTTTGTATCTATACCTGAATTTGTTGATGCTGATATACCTAACCATTTATAATAAGCTGATTTATCAGCTGGATCGTTAGGATTAATTGTTGCTACTTTGTATTCAGCTGCGTTTGGAGCAGATCTATAATATAGATCATATGTTCCATCATCATAAGGACCATCTACTCTTCTACCACTATTTAAAGGTAATGCGTTTACTACTTTTCCTAAATTTTCACCGTAATACTGATCAGCCACGTTAGCTTCAATTAAACCACCTGACCCATTACTTCCGGTAGATGTGCTATTAGATTTATTATTTTTTCCAGATCTACTAGCGTCTTGCATACCACTAGTCCAACTATCAACAACAAACTCATGTAGATCATCGTGGTTTTCTGGCAACAATAAGTAAGCGTTAGGACCATCTTTATCTATTATAGGGTTATCTAAAAAATTATCAGTAGCTAAAGATAGCAAACCTTCCCTACCTTTTTCTTGTACTATTAAATTTACCTGTCTACGATAAAAATCTCTAGTAGGACCGTCCCAATCACCACCAGCTTTATAAGCTGTTTGGTTTAAGTTTAATAATTTACTAGCCCCATCAGAGTTTTTATTAAAATACTTTGGTAACTTATTCCCATTTACTACAGATCCGTCTGGCAAAAACCATTCAATCTTATCTTTTGTCATATTAAATTGATGATCATCTGAAGAAAATAACATTTTTAATTCATTGTTATCTGATCCATTTGAAACCGTACTATTATCATGATCTTCTAAAAATTCAGTTTTAAGAGCAGCAAAGTTATCTAATTGAGTGCTTAAATTAGCCCATTTGCTTTTTACACTTTGAAAATAACTATCAGCTTGTATCCATGCGGACGAACCTTTTGGCGCTTTAGCTTTTGCTCTTTGAAAGTTACCAGCTTCAAGTCTTTGAGCCCTAAACATGTCTGTAGCTCTAGGTCTCATATATGCTGGTAGTTTTTCTACTTTATAATTAGGAGGTAATTCATCTATATAGGTGTTCATTTTTCCGTTTAAAAAACCGTCAATCATTTTCCTAGATGGATACCCGATTCCTCTAGGTAAAAAACCACCGTTTTTTTGAGCTTGACTATTTAAATAGTATTGAGCTAATCCATCATTTATAGGTGCTGCTACCGCAGCTCCTTTTATTAAGTTTATGTTTGCCATATTATTATTGTTATTATCCTATACCAGCTGCGCTAAACATGTTAGAGAAGAAATTACCTCCACCACCTGGGTTAGCTGCATCTCCTGCTGCTTTACCCATAGCCGCTCCCATACCAGCTTGAGCAACACCACCAATTAATGAATCAGTTGCTTTTTGTCTAGCAGCGTTAGCTGCACCTAATCTTTGTTGAGACATACCTAATAAAGTCTCTGTTTTATCTAATTCAGAAGCTCTTGATTGTTGAGCTCCTTGTATTTCAGCTGATTGAACAGCCATATCTCCTCTAGCAGCAGCCATTTGATTAGCACCTTCTTGATTTGCAATACTTGCAGAAGCTTGCTGTAAATTCTGTGATTGTTGACCGGCCATAGCTTGCGCTAAAGCAGCAATACCAGATCCACCTGCTGCAGCATTCATACCTCCCATGGTATTAGACAAAGCTTGTTGTTGTTGTTGAGAGGCAAAATCAGCCGCCTGCGTATTAACAGTTAAGTCTTCGTAAGAATTTTCCATGTTAGCAGCTAGATTACTCGTGTCTAAGTTTTCATATCTAGCTTTATTAATATCGTATTCTTTTTGGGCTTCTCTTTGCTCTCTTCTTCTTTTACCACCACCAATTATACCACCAGCTATACCCGCAATACCCTTAGTTATTCCGCCTATAGCTTGCATGCCCATATTAGCAGCTCCCATTGCCGCACCTATACCTGGTATCATAATTTATTTTTTATTAAGTTATACATATATAATCACACATTATTTACTACTTTCAAATACCTCAGTACCAACAGTATATAACTCACACTGTGAAGTATCATCGTTTTTCATTTCAACATTAGCAAAATATCCTCTTAAAGCAGATGTATTACCTTGATTATCTTTACTAAATAGTATAAAATCTTGACCATCAGGTCTAGGTAAAGTACCACTTATGTTACAAGTAAGACTATTATCTGTAACAGCTGTACATAAACCCATTTGAACTGGAGTTGATCCAGCTTCTGGGTTTTGATAATATACCATATCGTTAACTTGTAACGAGTCTTGTATTGGGTTTGCAAATGTTAATGTTATTGAAGGCATATTTTATTTATTAAGGTTCATTAAATAAAGCAACAGCTACTGTGAATGTCATATCTGATGCTGAATCTATAACTTCTGAGGTTTGACCAGTCCAAGTATAATGTAAATCTTGTGAAGGAGCTACACCTACTAAAGTTCCTTTTGTTATAGTTAAATTATCCATAGCCGCTGAGTTAGTAGCAGTTATAGTTAATGTAATTTCATTTACATTGTTACCATAGAAGTTACCATAGATAACTCCAGTTCCACTTGTTAAACTAGTATTGTTAGCTGTTCCAACAAATACGTTTTTAGCAGAGGTTCCGCTAAACGTTCCATCATTATATGAAGCTCTTACTTGACCCATTATTAATCCTCCACCAGCTCCAGTAATAAGAGGTGTGTATAATCTAGATCCACCTGATGTACCACCACCTCCAGTAGCAACTGTTAAGAACTGATCCCAATCAAGTATCATTGTTGTATCAACTGAACCATACTGTTCTATTATTGCTGATGCGTTTACAGTTACTGTTTTTGGTGAAACATTGTTGTTGATAACAACCCCATTTATTTCATTAACTTCAAAATCCCAATCAAAACTATTAGAGTTATAATTAGAAAAATCATCTACTTCAGGATCTCTAGACTTTGTTATGTTGTTAGTTGCTGTACCAGTAAATATTAAGTTTGTTGAAAATGCGTCAGATCCTTCAACAGGAAAACCTAAAGCTGTAAAGCTTTTTGTAGCATTACTAGATGTAGTAGTTACAGCACTGGAGCTACCAGCATTCAATGTTAACGTAACATCAGTAAATTGATTTAACGTAAAAGGATTTGTAACATTACCACTAGCATCTAATACGTTACCGTTTAAAGGACTAAGTAGTGCTGTTGGTGAAACCGCAGCAACTTGTCCAATGTAAACCTTACTAGATGATGTTTCTGGAAATACAATAGGTATATTGTATATACCAGTGCTAGGTATCGTTAGTGTTGTACTCGAGCTTTCAAAACTATCACCGTCCCAATACTTGGCGCCAGCGCTATCTATGTTTAAAGTAAATGTAAACGTAGCACCAACTTTACCGTAAATAGCCACGTTCTTAGTCTCGCCAAATCTACTACCGGTAGTACCACCTGATACATTGTAACCAGTTATTTTATTTTCTTCATCAATTTTTCTTAACTCCGACTGTGCGTTAAATATTATAACATCACCACCTGTTTCTTTTACACCAAATTTATATTTTATAGTGAATACACATTTATCTATAACATCTAAATCAGGATTGCTTTGAGTTATAGTGCTACCATTAGACTGTTGAAACGATCTAGTAACTTCATATATACTTTCTGGATCATCATCTTGAGTGTGTATATAGAAACTAGGATAAGATTTAAATTGATGTGTACTATCTAAATCAAATGTTTTAGTAGCTACTGTATATTGTGTAGCGTAGTTTCCAGGAAAACCTGTAGCTGAGTTTGTTGGTTCAGCAGTTGCATTACCACTTCCAGAATAAACATTTGCTACTGTTATATTAGCATCTGTATTGTTTTTTAAGGTAAGATCATTTAACTTGTATATATTTAAAGCACCGTCACCAGTTACAGCTAAACTTATGTTTAAATTACTTGATGGCATATTAACACCATCTGTAAAGTTTACAGTTGCTATTACATTAGCACCACTTTGAGCAAAAGCAACACTATCAACATAGTTACCTGTTGCCCCACCTGATACGCTTAAATCACTAGCTGTTACAGTAGCTCCTTCGTTAGGAACTATAGTCATAGTTATATTAGCATTTTCACTGTGTATCTCTGTTCCAATTTCAACATCAAATGTTTTGTTAGCAACAGTAGCGTTAGCTACACCAGTTAACTCAACTGTTACGACTCTATCAGCAAGATTAGTATCACCACTTATAGCAGATAAACGTCCTATACCCTGAACACTAAATTCTTGAGTATCTAAATTGTTTATTGTTGTAGGATCTCCTTTTACATAGTTGTACCATCTACCTTCTTTTTCTTTAAACTCTCTAACGTCACCAGATTGTTCATCTGTTACTATAGAATTACAATACCAACCTTTAGTGAATGTTTCTGTTGGATTACTGTAGTCATTACCAGCATCATAATTTTTAGTATATTTTCTTGATTTACTACCACTGTAATTTACTGTTTTAAAACCTTTAATTGTGTCAGCTTCATCATTTATTAATACATTTACTGAAGATTCATATTGATCACCATAGAAATTGTTTCTTAATGCTGTGTTAGTGTGGAACCATATATCACCATTTTTTATAGTATAATATATATTATTTAATGATTCACCACCTTCTGGAACAAAGGATTTAAAACTTGGCCAACCATTTGTTTTTTCATCAAAAGATAATGTTTGATTTACTTTACCTAGTGTTACATTATATAAACCTTTACTATCATCATAGCTACCTAGTATTGTTGCGGCTAAAGGTAAATTATCTCTAAAATAATCACCCATACCTATTTCTGATATAGGCGTTAAACCGTCTCTAGATAATCTTAATATTGCTCCTCTATTTTTATCAGCAAAATACATTCTAAAAGCATAACAAGAAAAAGATTCTGGATTTTTTGATATACCATAGTCGCCTACAAAAGGAACAGCTTGACCTAAAACTCTATTAGTAGATGTTAAATTTGAATTACCATCGGCGTTAAATAAAGCGTCTTTATTAGCTAGTATTTTTAAAACCTTATCCTCGCAAAATGTTATAAGATCTGTATTTCTAGCATGCAATTTTTGTATACCTCCGTAATGAGGATTAATATCTTTTGTTATTTTCTCTCCTTGTATAAATTGATTTAATCTATTTATACCACTTGTAGAATTAAATATACCAGAATATATTAAACCACTCTTTCTTCTTTCTTCTTTGTACTGTTCAGCTAAAACAGTAGATACTTTAACACCTTTATCTATTTGAACAGCGTTATAATCATCTCTTATTCTATTTGATTCTACCCCATTACCAAATGAGTAGCAATTTTTAAAAGGTAAAGTATGTGTATTACCGTGTTGAGACACAGCATATGTATTACCCGTTTCATAATAAAGATCTAATTCAGCAGATTCTTTTGGCTCTGTTTCCCAAACAGCTGGATTATCAGAAGTTAAAACTTCGTTGTCACCTGATATTACTTTTTCTAACAATTGAATTTCATCAATCCAATCACCATTAAAATTACCACCATTAGTAGTAAAAGTATCTTCATAAGGAGTTTGGTTAGTTACATGTTCAAACTCAACTCTATATCTTCTTCTTTTTGAACTACTTAATCTTTTTCTATTACTTCTATAGTTATAGTATATTTCACCACCTGTTACTTTATAAACTTCACTAACAGTGTTACTTGTTTTACCTTTAAACCTAAAAAGTTGACCAGCTTGATTTAAACCTTTTAGAAATGAATTAATAGTATTAGTTTTATCGTGATCTTTTTTATTAGGATTACCTTTACTTGGAGATGCTGTCCAGTATAAATCAAAATATCCTCTACCTAATACAGGGTGACCATTGTTAGCTGATGATATATCGTTTTTCTTACCTCTTGTATCATACCAAGAAGCTTCTTGTCTACCATCACCTCGCCCTGTGTTTACAGCATTATCGTATATTGTCCTACTATTTGTTATACCATATTCAGCTTGTACATCAGGATATGTATCAATAATGTTAGAATCAAATGTATCGTTTCTATTTATTTTAACAAAAAACCTACCGTAAAACTCAGGTTTTCTTTCAAATTTTTCTTCAAACAAAGTTATTGTTATTGCATCATCATCTGCTAAACCATTCAACATTGTTTCACCTTCTTTCAATGGTTCACCTATAGTAACTTGGTATACGTGCTTAGGTGCATCACCAGAATCTTCAACACCAGTATAACCACCAGAAACTATATTATATTTATCGGTTTTTAACGAACCAACTGCTAACTGTATTAACCCATCTGATGTAAATCCAGCTGCAAAACTAGGATTGTCAAGCGGGTCAGGCCCTTTAAATTTAAAAACAGTACTACCTATTTGAGGTATACTACTATCATGACAAGAACCATCAGTTGATCCTACTGCTTTTTTAGTAAGTTTAATAAAATCTGGAGCATCGTTTGATATATCTAGCACTTTATATCTAGCTTTTTGTGAAACAAAAGAATCTGAATCATGTTGTTTTTTTAATATTAAGTAACTATCTTCTTGAACTTTATTTCTTTCAGATGAAGGAAAACTTAACCAAACATTACCATCTTCAGCTAGATAATATCTATCCATAGCTAAATTGTAATATTCGTTAGATGTTTCTTTTATATAGTATTTAAAATGCGTTGCCCAATCAGGTGGAGTGTTATTTAGTTTTAGACTTATACTATTAACTAATTCAGCATTAGATTTACCTATTTTTTTAGATGCGTTAGAGTCTGTAAATACTGGTGACTGTCTATTATAAGGATCTACGTAAACAACTCCAGCTTGATAGGTTCTTAAAGACTTAACCGATAATTCTGGTTCTTTAACTGTTGATATTTGAGCTGAGTTTATACTCATATCTATATCAGGCATGTTTATATTTGGTATATCAAATTGTTGTAGATAATTAGCATATATAAGTCTATTAGCTGTTATCTCTTGCGCTTTTGCTTTTCTAGGAACATTATCCCATGGACGAAGCATTTGATTTGCCTCTACAACTTTACTTATTATTTCAGATTCTAAAGTATAACTTGTTTCTCCTTCTTTTAATGTATCTACTACATAAACTAAATTATTATTAGATTCTTTATATAATACGTCAACTTCTTCAACATCAGCTGGTTTAGCGTCTGTTATATTTATTACTAAATTTTTTAAGTTATTAGTCATACCAACATTATAACCATCTGACGATAGGTACTCAAAAGTTGATGGTTTAAAAGCTATATCACTAAATGGAGAAAATGTTGAATATTCACCACTGTTGTATTTCCATCTATAAGCAAATCTAGGAAACTTGTATTCAAAAAGCTCTTTACCATCTTCAGTTAATAAAACCTCCCAAGTTAAAGTTTGGTAAACAAGATCAGTAGGTACAACCTGCAATACACATGTTGCATTTACTCCGTTGTTAGTTAAAGATGTTATTCTAACTTTTACTTCATAATTAGTTAAAGATGCAGCTTCTTCATAAACAGCTGTTAAAGATAAAACATCGTTTACTTGAAAATTAGGAGCTGGTGAAAATACTAAAGAAACGGTAGTTCCAGCGGTTTTACCAGTATTATCATTATTAGCAAATAATCCAGCGGAAGAGTTTGAGATTAAAACTGGACTTGTACCAGTTCCGTTTCCACCTCTTAAAGAAGTAGACATAGTTAATGTAGGAGCTGATACCGGGGCTTTTTTAGCAACAGTAATATCAGACTCTACAAAAGCAACGCCGTGAAAAGTTGTGTGAGTTGTAAAGTTGGAAGAACATCCACTTTTAAATATATCAACATCAATTTTTTTAGGTTCTGTTTCGTTATCTGTCCAACAAAGCATACCTTCAATCATGTTAATACCTGTTATGTATTGGTTAGATTTAAACTTAAGTATATTGTTTGCGTCTACTAATACAGGTGATATAACTTTTGTAGCCTCATCATATTCAGCTATACAATCAGCTTCGTTACTTGTTATAAACCAGTATATTTTATCAATTTCATTATTTACATGGGTTCCTACGCAACTAGCGTTTGTTAAGCCAAAACTTACTGTAGACCAATTACTAGTTAAAGATTTAGAGTTTGAATTATAAACCTTGCCATTTAATCTAGTATTACCTATAACATTCTGTATAGTACCCACGTCATCTCCTTCTGAAGTTGATATTTCTATATTTTGTGCGTCTCTATATTCTCCGTTAGGAACTAACCTCTCATCTAGGTCTTTGTTCATTTTACCTAAACGGAAGTGATGTTTAAAATCCGGCATACTTTAGTGTTTAATTTGCTTTGATTTATTTCTTAACACCTGTGTTATCTCTTCTAGTTTCAAATTAGATAATCTTAATTTAGCTTGTCTAACAGCTGCAAACTTTTCTTTTTTAAACCTAGCTATTAAGTACTCAGGAGTTAAAGATCTAGTTGATAAAACAGCATGAGCTATCCACTTGTACATTGCTTCTTCAGCAAATTTATGTACTATCATTTCAGCATCAGTGCCTAAACTATCACTTATATATTTTAATGTTATTGTTTTACTATTTATATCAGAACTAAAATGTATATAACCTTTAGTTTCATCAATAAAAAATAATCCATTACCTTGTGAATTTTCAGGATTTAAACCATATCTTCTACCTTCAGCTAAAACTTGATCAACTGCGTTTTGATTAGTATCAGCATCACTTTCATTTTGATTACCCTGTGTTTTATATGTAGCCCAAGTATCTGACTCAGAAGCTTCTAATAAAGTATTATCCGAATTAAATAAATAACCGTAATCAGCATCTTGCAATATAGCTTTTGGATTACTTGTTTTTCTAGCAGGATATATTATTCTTTCTACACCACTTGTATCTTTCCATGACAACTTAACATAGTTAACATAATCATGTGGTAAAGCCATTGTTAATGATGGTGGTATATCTATTTCTTGAGATTTAGTAGATTTAAATGTATCATAGCTTAATTCTTGCATAGCTCTTTGAGCGTGAAAC